AATGGTTGACTACACTATCGCAAATCAAATCCGTCCCTTCCAAGCGCCTGACGTTGCCGGCATTGTCGGCGCCATGCAGGGGCTGGAACTGAACCGTATGCGGTCGCAGCAGCTTCAAGCCGCCGAGCAGGAACGCAACGCGCTGCGCGGTCTTATGGCTGACCCGAACTTTGATATTTCTTCACCTGAAGCCTCGCGCCGCATCTTGCAAGTGGCCCCGACCATTGGAGGACCGGCGTATAACGCCGCCCTTTCGGGACGCCGCGAACTACGCCAAAGCGAAACGGCTGCGGCAGAGGCAACACTGAAAAATTTTGAGTTAAGCCGTGAAAGTTTGCGTGGTATTTTGGCGCTCCCTGAAGGCGACCGTCAGGCCGCTTGGGAGGCTTGGCGCGCGCGGACTGAAGCTACTGTGCCGGGCACTCGCGGGTTTATCCCGCCCGCGTATTCGGACGAAGCTTTTGCGGCGATGATTTCTAAAGCCGACGAAATTGCCAAAAACCTGACTGAGCGGCCGACAGCACTTGTTGGCCCCGGCAACGTCCCCGTGTTTGCTGACCGTCGTACCCGCACGTTTCAAATGGGCACAGAAGTCCCCGGCGGTGCCGCTCCTCCTGCCGCTGCTCCGCCCGGCCCCCGCGCTGAAGGGCCTCCAATGTCGCCGGGCCAAACAGCCGCGGCGGACTTCCTGCGCCGCCGCGAAGGGTTCCGCGAATCGCCGTATTACGACGTGAACGCCTTCCGCGCCGGCTACGGCAGCGACACCATGACGACGGCCGATGGTACGGTCGTGCCGGTGCGCCAAGGCATGACGGTCAGCCGCGAAGATGCCGAGCGCGATCTGGCGCGGCGCATCCCGCAGTTTGAACAGCGCGTTGTTGCAGCGGTGGGCCAAGAACAATACGCGGCGTTGCCGCCCAACGCACAAGCCGCGCTGATTTCCATCGCGTACAACTACGGCACCCTGCCGGGCAGCATCCGCGCTGCCGCTCGGTCGGGCGATCCTGCCGCGCTGGCGCAGGCTGTGGCTGGGCTGGCTGGCGATAACCAAGGCGTCAACGCTGGCCGTCGCCGCGAAGAAGCCGCGATGATTGCCGGCGGCGCCGCGCCGAATGCTATGGCCGCGCCAGGCGCTGCTATGCCCGCCAACGCCATGCTGGCGCCGCCTGACGCCACGGCGGCGCAACGGCCCCTAGGCATTCCCGAGTTTCCGGGGCTTCCAAGGGCGGCCAACTTAAGCGACGCGGACTTGATCAAACGCATACGGGATATCCAAAGCAAAGAAGCTGAAGCCCGTATGCAAGCAGATTTACGCCGCGAAAACGCGCCCGCTGTGGCCCGTGAAGGTGGAATGCTAACAGGCGAACAAGAAACCGCCCGTATTCGCGCCCGCGAAGCCGAAGCCAAGCGCGCCGAAGCTGAAAAATTAAACACGGCCATAAGTGAATTAGAACGTATTTCGCGTCCTGGCGGTCTTCTTGAACGGTCCACCGGTAGCGGTGTTGGACGACTTTTGGATGTGGCGGGCGAATTTGTTGGAGTGTCGTCGCGGGGCGCCCAAGCGGCGGCGGCGTTGGCGCCTATCGCAGACGTGGTGCTTAAAATGGTGCCTCGTTTTGAAGGCCCTCAGTCTGATAAAGACACCGCCGCGTATCAAGCAGCAGCAGGTCGTTTGGCTGATCCTACCATACCTAATGAAACTCGTTTGGCCGCAGCCCGCGAAATTATCCGTCTTATGCGCGACCGGCGCGATCAATTTTCGTACACCGCGGGCGGCAGCACAACGCCAACAGCCGGTTCTGCGCCGCAACGCCCGGCTGCAACGGCGGCACCCCCTGCGCCTCCTGCGCCGCCCGGTATGTCGCAAAGCGATTGGGGCCGTTTGTGGGGCGCTATGAAGCCTGAGGAGCGCGCGCTGTGGCAGAACTAAACATCGACCAACAGCGCGCTATGGCGCTGGCGCAGGCGCGGCTTCGGCTACAGGACGCTGAAGCCCCGACGACCGGCGAAGGCGTCCCAGGCCCGCGCCGCGCATGGTCGGACGTTCCTGCCGACATCCGGCAAAATCTGCCGGCCAGCGCGCAACGGTTCTACGGCGGTCTTGTTGAAGCCTTTACCAGCCCCATACAGACCGCAAAAAGTTTTGCGGACTTAGCCGCGGGCGGCCTCCGTGCCGGCGCCCGCGCCGTGTTACCGCGCAGCGTTACCGACGCGCTTGACCGTTTGGACAACCCTGAAACAACGGCGCGTATTAGCGAAATAGCCAATACTGTTGGGGGTGAGTACGCCAAAAATTATGGGTCTTTAGACGGCATTCGAGACAAAATTGCGGAAGACCCGGTGGGCTTTTTGTCGGATATGTCTTTAATTCTGACCGGGGGCGCGGGCGCGGCGACAAAAGCCGGCGCGGTGGGCACCGCGACAACTTTGGGCCGCGCTGCTAGGCTTACCGACCCTCTGACGCCGGTCATCGCGCCCATTCAGTTGGCGGGGCGCGCCGCGGGTAAAGCGGCGGATGTGGCCTACGACATGACCGACCCGATGGCTCGCGCGTACGCGGACGCTGCGGCTGGGCGCGGGCCAGAGATTGTGCAGGCGCTTCGCAACCCGAATGCTGAGTTTGTGCCAGGCTCCCGACCGCTGACATCGCAATTGGCGGCGACAGCCGGGGCGCCTGAGTTCGCGGCGTTTTCACGCATGGGTGAAGAACGCATAGCTTCGGAACTGGCGCGGCGGTTGGAAGACCAAAGCATCGCCCGCCAATCTTACATGCAGCAGGTTAGCGGCGCCCCCGCCAACCCGGTTACTGGTCAGCGCGGCGCCATGGAAGCGGCAAAAGAAGCCCGCACCCAAACCTCGGGCGCGGCGTATCGTAGGGCCGAACCGGAAGTCTATCGCGCTGACGCGACCATAGAAACCTTGTTTGACCGGCCATCCATACGCGATGCGCTGTCATGGGCAGAAGAAGTAGCCCGCGAAAAAGGCCAGCCGTTTACAATCCGGCGCCCCGAACCCCCTGCCGCGCCCGTACCGACAGGTATGTTGGACGCGCAAGGCCGGCCGATAATGTCAACACCTGCGGCGGCCGCGCCTTTTGAATACTCCGTGCGCGATTTGGACCGGCTGCAAAAGGCGCTAAAAGATTATGTCAAAGAAAACCCGAAAAATTTGGGCGTCGAGCAACGCAACGCGATTACCGCCACCCGGCGGGAACTGTTAGATTGGATCGACAATCAATCTGAAGCGTACAAAGCCGCCCGCGAAGGATACGCGGAAGCCAGTGGGCCTATCAACCGCATGGCCGTGGGCCGCGAAATACAGAACGCGCTGACAAACCCATTGACGGGGGAAGCGTCGCGAGCCAGCACTTTTGCGTCGGCGATTGAAAACGCGCCGCGCACTATCAAGCGTTCTACTGGCGAAAGCCGGTTCTCTTATTTGTCTGACGTGCTGACGCCTGACGACATTAAGGTGGTGCAAGACATTCAGAAAGACTTGATGCGGGCGGAAAAAACGGAAAGGTCTGTGACCGCCGGGCGCCGGGCGGACATCCCCGATATTACGCGCACCGCGACTGACGCTGCGGCCGGGGCTGGCCCGCAACTGTCCTTGCTGAACCGGGCGTATACGCTGGCGCAGAACATTTACCGGCGGTTGGAAGGTAAAGTGAACCGCGAAGTAGCCGACCAAATCGCGCGCGATCTGCTTGATCCTAGCGCGACGGCGTTCCAGCTTGACCGCGCGCTGCGCCGCGAAGCCAACAGGGCCAAAACAGTGTCGCGTATTGAAACACCGTTTCAAGCTACGGCGGGGGCATTGCGTAACCCCGCCGCTCGCGGGGTTCCTCAAGTCTTGAACGCCATGAACCCCTATGAAGACCCGTTTGTAGCCAACGCTATGACACCCCGCTGACGAGGCCGCCCATGACGCAAGACTTGTACAACATCATCGTGGGCATCGCCGGCGCCGCGATTGGTTGGATGATGAAAGTGGTGTGGGAGAGCGTCAGGGCGCTGCAAACCGACATGAAGGCCATTGAGCGCGAACTGCATACAAGCTACGTCAGCAAGGACGACTACAGGGCCGACATCCAAGAGATTAAAGAGATGTGCAAAGCGATCTTTGAGCGGCTTGAGCGTAAGGCCGACAAGTAATGGAACTGCCCAAGTTGACGCCTGTTGTGCAGTTTGCGACGGCCAGCTTCGCGTTGGCTGTTGGCGGCTACTCTGCGGGCGAAAAGTTTGGCTGGTTCAAGAACGAGATTATCGCGTGGGCGCCGGAGCATTTCAGGATCGTCGACACCAAGATTGGCCAGCCCGTTACGGTAACAGTGGCGCGGGTCAAAAAGCGCGACGACTGTTCGGTCGAAGGGTTCGAGGTGACCGTGCGCGACGGCGCTGGCGTCATCCACCAGGCCACACCAAGCATGACGCAGTTCACCGGTCCCGCTGGCCCTGAGATCGACACCTTCACCTACCTGCTGGACATCGCCGACAAAGAAACCATTGCCCAAGGACGGGCGACGCTGTTGGCTACCATTAAGTACAAGTGTCCTGAAGGTGAGCGGACTGTCACCTACCCCCGGCACCAAAACCTGACCTTCATGTTGGAGCGATAGAATGGACCAGCTTCTAAACCTTGTCCGCACGGTCGCGCCGTCCATCGCCAGCGCCGTCGGCGGCCCTTTGGCGGGCATGGCCACACGCGCCATTTCGGAGGCTCTGCTGGGCAAGCCAGACGGCACCGAGGCCGAACTGACTGAGGCCGCGGCCAAGGCCACGCCGGAGCAGCTTCTGGCGCTGAAAACCGCCGAGCAGGACTTCGCGGTCAAGATGCGCGAGTTGGATATTGATCTAGAACGAATCGCCAACGCCGACCGTGACAGTGCCCGCAACCGCGAGGTCGCAACGAAAGATTGGACCCCGCGCATTTTGGCCGGGCTTATCACGGCGGGGTACTTTGG